GATATATATCCACCTCTTCACGTTGTTGCAACTGGACCCGGTGGTGAGCGTGACGAGAGAAACTACCCGGCAACTGAAGCATGCCCTTCAATGGTCAAGTTGGCACTTGATAAAGAAAAGATGTACGACACACTGATTCTGACATTAGATACAACCATCAAAGCATCGTCTAACCCTGGAGAACTAGATCCGTCAATGGTAAACACTACATATAGTGGATACGCTCTTGATATGCATCAAAATGTCATCAACCCAATAGAAACACAAACTACCATAACAAGCGAGGAAAATGCCGTAGCCAATCTTCAATATGGTTTCAGTCCACAGGGATTCTCCGTCACCAATTCAAATGACAGTGCACTTCAATACGGGTTCAACGCGGAAGGAAACATCGGAAAATCAGATTCCGGACAATATATACCAACCCTGACTTCACCGAACACACCCTTTTTGGGAACTCAGACTCTTTGAATCAGTGCTTAAGAATAACCGGCGTCAGCGACTTCCCCAACAGTATCCCAATAAAAAACGCAGCAAATACAAGAATTATAGTCTCTTTTGAAATTTTATCAAGCATATCAACCGACTGATTCTGAGGATGAAAAACACGGGGACCCGGATCATAATACGAGCGTGCGTCGTGCTGCTGATGGTGCTCCTCGGCCTCGACCTCGTCCACGAGCTGGTGTTGCGGGGGGTCGCCGTTCGTCTCGGTCACTGGGAACATCGGTCTCGCCGGACTCGGATCGAACATCCGATCCATTACTCTCAGAGTCACTACTGCTTTTATCTTCAACTATGAATCCAGCGAGATTCCCCTCCTGATCAGCATCACTCTCACTTGAGATATCCTCCGTATCATATGATACCTCAGATGAAACGCTGCCAGACTCTGCAGAGTCGTAATCGTCGTCGGCGTAGTCGTCCTCGCACACCTCCTGAGGCGTGTAACGCTCGGGTGCCTTGACGGTCCGACCGGAACGCGTACGCTTACTGGCCGTGACTTCTGGGGTCTGGGAAGTGTTCGCCGATGGATGATCCTGTCCGGTTGACATCAGTCTCTGTATCATCAGGGGCTAAATCGTTTAAGTACTTTGGAAAGAAATACAACCCACTCTTGCCTGCGAGTTTGAACAACGTCGTTTCGCCTTCGACGCCCATCTGAACGGCGATGGTTTCGAGCGTCTCCTGGTGTTCGTGGTCATCTGCGCGCTGAATGAACAGAGCGAGGTTACGAACATCCTCAATCGCTCGGTAAAGTCCCCCAGCTCTTTGTTCGAGACTTGCTTTTTGGTTTTCGAAAACCGCTAGATGACTTTGAAGAAGCTCCCACGTTTGAGGGTCGAGACCCGAGTACGGGTGCACCTCTCTGAGAAACCGATTCTTCTTGCCACCAAAAGTCGGGAATAAGATCACAAATAGACACATAAGTAGAATTATCCACAGCAACATTGCTGTGTAATTCCTCTACTATACTCGGAGAAAGAATATGTTCCCGTCCGACAAACTTTTGCTCCTTACAGTCGTCGTCGTGACACAACTGACATATACGTCCACGTGTAATACCAAACCAGACGTGGTTCGACTTGTGCACACCCTGGATTCGCTCACAGTACTTGGAATCCGTCTGAACGATGATTTTATCCTTCCCCTTTCTGATGACACGCCGAACGTTTGCGAGTTCCTGGCCCTTGAGGTACTTGCGTATGAAACGTTCCAGTGGTGCGCACGTGATTTCGACATTCACCGACTCTTTTGAAACCTCATTTGTTCGAACTGCAAAAAGCTTGAGCGTCTCTGTTGAAGGGACTGGGTCAAAAACGTTCCCGTCGAGGTCACGCCATGGTGTATACGGACCTGAATCAACAGATCCGCGGTCCCGCTTGTGTGACCAGAGCATTCGGAGTCCCGAGCCGCCGTAGACGCTCGCGTCGATACGCTGACTCCATTCTGGGTCATCGGGAAGTTCGAGGAGGATCCGAGTTCGCAGAGCGAGCGCTTCAGACTTTGTTACGAAAACGTCCGGCCAATGAATGTGAACACCCGACTTCACTTGATTGTCCACGTCACGAGGTTCAGCACGTGCGATGAGACACCGACCCTTTTGGACCACGGAGTGCATCACCTCGACAAGATTGAGTATGACGTCATCTGGAAGTGCCTCTGGGCCTTTGTAATCGAGATCGACGAAAAACTTGAACACGTCCGTCTTTTGCTCCACCACGTACAGTTTTTTGCCGAGGCGTACTGCGTGTACGCACTCGACGTAAAATTCGTCAAGTTGTTCAAACGGAACTTGAAGGATTCCACCATCCATGAGGACGTGTGTCCCCGGGCCCTTGTCTGTGAGCCATTTCTCCATACTACGATATACCATTCATTCTTTTAGTCCAATTGGGGGAGTGCGAAGCACTCCATTGTCCGTCGAACGCTACGGCGTCTTGGTAGCGTCAGCGGACTATTTTTAGTCTGTATCCGAGTCGTGCGTCAAGCGGCTCCAAAAGTCTTTGATTTTCATGATCACGATGGGTTCCGGCTCCTCAACGGGCTCCGGCTCCGTCTTCTTCTCCTCAACAACCGGAGGCGGGGACTCCTTCACCGGCTCCACAACGGGCTCCGCCTTCTTCAACTCCTCCTTTTTGATTTCGTAGATGATATCGACGAGAGACATTGTCTTTGCCATATCGTCGGCGTCACCGTGTCCTCGCGCCTGGACGAGCATCTCGGCAAACATACGCTTTGACTTTGTCATCTTCTGATGTGTGTCAATATTTTCACACGTGTATTCTGACGCCCCGGCACGGCGATCAGTGTAGGGCAGCGCCGCGGACAAGGGCTCGCTGCGCGAGCCCTTGGACCTTTTAACTCCGTAAATAAAAACTCGTGCGTTGGGTGGATGAAAGAGCCGCATGGAAATCTGGGTTTGTGATGACGTGCGTCCGTATCATGTCCCATAGGTTTCCACGAGCTGTGATTCCTTCGAGCGTGTCGAATTCCACCTTGTCGTTTTCATCATAGTTTTTACGAAAATACGTTTGGTGATTCTCCATCTTGGACTTCTCCTCGTTGAATCGCCGAACGATGTACGTGTGTTCGAGAGCCGTCATGGGCAAATCGATTACGTAAACATGGTAAATGCTGGTGACATCATCCTCGATGTCCGCTTCGGAATCGCCTGGACCTTTGTACTTTGTTGCAAACTGAAAATACGAGTAAGCTCCTCGTTTCAGATTGATCGTGCCTCGAGTCTCCTCCTCGAGTTCCCGAACGGCACACCGTAAGGGGTTAATCACCTCGCGACGTCGACACCCTCCTGTGACGAACGTCCACTCCTGGTACCGGCGATCGTGAACAATAAGCATATACTGCTTATTATTGATTGTCGTCACCGGAATCGCTATACTTTTGTGCCTCTCCCGACATGGCTGCTCGTGTGGGGAATTCATTCCCTCCTACTGAGTCGTTCGTAAAAAAATTCATCAGCTTTCCCCCACCTCGTGATGGTTCGTATGTGATTAAAAACAAGAGGCCGAGCAAAAGAAGCCACTTCCAGATTTGCATCTTTAGTGTTACTGAACTTAAAATTTCCTTGCCGCCGAAGGCGGGAAGTACTGCCTGCCCGTGACAACGTGATTCGGGGATTTAATTTACAGGCTGAGCGAGCGGAGTACCAGTCTCAGCCTTGGCACTGAACGAGTGTGCAAACGGATTCCCCTTGAGCACGTTGTTTGCCAAACCCAGACCCTGACTGTTTACCGACGAGCGGAAATCCTTCTGACCCTTGAACACGTTGAGGCGGTCATACTGGTTTGGCAAGTAGCGAGACCCACGGCTTGCGTCGGCTGGGCGAACTGGGAGCGCACCCGCCTCGAGACGCGTGTTTGTGTTGGCACCGACGGCTCCCACGGGGTCGGCGCGCACGTTCATGCGTCCGCCGTTTCCGGGACGATCGGGGTTGACACGGTTCTTCGACCAACGCATGGGGTCGTTGTATGCAGTGTTGTACGCCTCTGCGACCATGTACTGCCCTGGACCCAGCTCGAGACCATCCTTGCGAGACCCAGTCTCCTGTCGGTTCGTCGTCCGACGCGTCTTCTGGAAATCCGGGCGACCCTCTGGTGCCGTGATGGCACCACCCTGCCCCTGACCACGTGTCTGCATAGGCTGATAGTTTGCCGTCGTCTTGGACAGCTTGGCTGGGTGGGAAATGGCACCCAGCGTCGTCCCACCATTTTTCACGGTGGGATTGGCTGGACCGCCCCACGTACCGGACAGAGTCGTCAGACGCTCCTCGTTCATGTTGTTGGGCAGAATGCGGAAAAACTGCTGGAACCCACCCGATGCTGGTGTGTCCGGTGACAGACCGAGACCGCGTCCGACGTATTTCTTATCTGCTGGTGTTATATTGTTCATTTTGTTCGTGACTGGCTCACGGCTTCCGTCCGTCTGGTACACTGGCTGACCGAACGGGAAACGAGTCCCACTTGGCGTGACGTCCGCAAAGCTCGGTGCGATATCCTTTGGTGGAAGACGGAACCCGCCTGAAAAACCACGACCCGTATTTGGCTCCAGGTTCAGTGGATCGACCTGGGGATCCTGCTGAGCAAACTTGTACTGCACGAGATCAAACTTGGTAATTTGTTCTGGTGGTGAAGGCATCACCGCCTGCTCCTCCTTGACGTCGCTGAGTTTCTTTCCGGCAAAAACCAGACCGACAACGGCGGCAAGACTGAAAGGGTCCATCTATTAGTTAGATGCTATTTTTTATCCGCAACGGAGTCTCCGAGTCCAAGAGGCGCGGGGCGCCTCTTGTCCGTTTACTTGTCTGTGGGATAGCGCTTCGCGTAGGACATGGACTGGTACATCGCGTACGTGCTCGTCGGGTCCCAGCTCATAAACTTGTTCACTGGCTTGTCAATGTACAGATCCGGAAAGTCGTAGGGCTTGTCGGCGTAGTACTTGTTGTTACGGGACGTCGTCTGGGAACGCAGAGCGTCATCCGTCATCACCATAACCTCGTAGTTCGTGTTTTTGGGACCAAAGTACATTCCCTCCTCAACCATGAGGAGTCCGGGTTGAAGCACACTGCTCGGCATATTACTTGTAGTTGAGATTATTTATTAGTCCCGAGTGCACGTAGTGCCGAGTCCGTCCCGAGTCCGTCGTATCCTGTGGACAAGTCGCTTCGCGACTTGGATTTTACCGCCCGTTGCCGCCACGGATCTGGACACGCTCTGGTCCGCGGGCATATGGACCATCTGGGTTGCATGATGCTGGGTCGTCACGGCACATGGGAGCGAACGGCTTTCCGAATGCAGCATTGGTGAAAGCCGCCTGGTCGTTCGGCCATGACGACGCAGCCGTCGTGTAAAAGTTGCGCTCGGCGTCACGCTTACGCTCGAACGGGTGAATCGATTTCCACTCATTCTGAACCTCCTCCTTCATCGACGGGTACCATGGAGCCTGCTGCGCGTAGCTTGGGTCGTCACCGAGCATGTAATTGGCCATGGGGTTGTCGCGTGTCGGCATGCGCACACCGCTCATCACCTTTGGACCCGTCGACGCTATACGCTTCCCGTCTGGAATCATGTTCATGTAGTAGAGTACATAAAGAGCGGCAATGACCAGGGCGCCGAGTGCAACGATGCGAGCGTCGTGGCGAATCAGGTACGTGAGCACGACGGCGTACACGATGAAACGAGTCGTTGCGAACACGCGCTCCTCAGCCGTCTGACGACTCGTGGGCCAAAAATCGAGCAACTGATCTTTTGCAACAAGTTCACGCAGGTCAATCGTCATCTTCTATTTTACGTGGAGATTTTGTTTGAGGTGGACTTCAGATCAGAGGACCACCCTTACCACCCTTGAGCAGAGACGCCATCAGACCGTTCATGCTGTTCATCAGAGCCGCCTCGTCGATGGTACCGTCGGGGCCGGTCGCAGTATCCTGGAGCTGGCTGGCACACTTCTGCGCCACGGACTCGATCATGCTGAGGGTCTCGGCTGGAAGAGCGGAGATGGTCGTACCCAGAATGTACAGCGTCTGAAGGTACTGCCAAATGGCACCCTTTGTCGCATCGGACAAGTCGGCGTTCCACAGACGAGGAATGTCCAGGTCGTTCAGGAACGGCACCTCTGCCGCGTGCGTCGTGAAAAACTCCTCATCCTTCTGCATCAGGTGGTTGGCAAAAGGACCAACCGTCTCCATAAACTCCTTCAGAGGCTTCTTCTGGTTCGCCTTGCGCAGAAGCACAAACGTGTTCTGGTACTTTACCAGCTTCTTCTCAGTGGGAAACGTGAGAACAAGCTCGTCAAGAAACTGCTGCATCATGTCGTTGAAAGCGTTGGTGGTGGTCGCCATTGATGAAATATGCTTTTTTTACTTTAAGCCCCTATCAATCGAATCAACAGGTCAGAAAAATCGACAACCGCAACTCTCACCATATAATTTTTCTCGTACAGTTCTTTTTATAAGCCATATAAGAAACCATAAAATGATAAAAATAAATGGAGCAAAGAGTACTTTCAAGAATACACTTGTTTGTAGATAATATACGAGTACAGGTGTTATGACAAAGCTGGAAAGAAGTGCTACAGGATAAACTTTTTCATCGCATCGATCAACGCATTTCCGTGGGGGTGGGGGAAAGTCTGCCATTGGTATATGAATTTATATTTATTGTGACTCAGGCCCTATACGGTGTGGTTGAAATCGTTTCTTGGTGTCCGCTCCCCTGGTGGACGATGATGTACACGAGCAAACCGACGAGGAATGCCGGCTTGAAAT